TTTTACATCAATAACTTCTACTTCATCATCAATGAGTAGAGCTTGATATTGTGTTTCATCTAAATTCTTATATCTCTCTTTTTTCTGCTCTTTGGATGTTTTCCAATAGACTTTGCAAAATCCATTTTTTTGCAAGAGAGCAGTCTTGAACATGGATTGAAGAATACCAAATCCATCGTTATCGTGATTAAATATAAAATTACAGTAATCAGTTATTTGTTCTGCGTATGGCACATCTTCAGGATGTGTTGGCTCAAAATTTACCACCTTATCTGATTGCGTGAACATACGCATTAGACTTGGGAGTATTGATTCCACTACCTCTAATATATCTTGTGATACAACACTACTTCTGCCTTCAACTTCATTGCCGAGTGGCTCTCCCAAATAATACTTGAGAGCATTTTTTCGTTGTGTTGCTAAATCACTAGAATAAAATCCTAAAGAGTTTTGAATCTCCTGTGAGATTAAAGCTAGTAATTTTGTTTTTGTTAATCGTGCCATGTATTTTAAACTATTCCTATATTTTTATATTCAATTTTTGTTGTCCATTCGCTAGACTGGTTATTGCCCACAGCGAAATACCTAAAAGCATCGGCTGCATGGCTACACCAGGAATGCTCTGGTCTATTTTTTACTTCTCCCTTATCGGATACTGCCCAACGATATTGTCGTAAGGCATCGAGTCCATCTTTGCATTTTTCGTGGTCAAACCAACAACGAGATAACAACATTCGAACTGCGTTGATACCATCGTCAATGGAGAGCTTGGGAACAATGGAAGTTCGCATACCTAAACTTTGTGCAGTTTCAACACGACTTACACCAGTTCCCAATTCTCTCACATTTGCATCGTGTGGGAGGTAATGCGTATCGTATAAATATTTTTTTTCATCTAAAACAGATGCGTAAAATTCTAAACTCTCGCCACTATTCTCATAGTAGTCGATAATGTGAAATGCTGATCCTTTGATTTGGACAAACCAAATCGCAGTTTTATCTTGCATTCCTAAATCCCAAAAAGTATTAACTTTAATATCGGTCTGATAAGGAATCTTAGTTATTCTTCCTTCTTCATCAGCTTTGGTTAAACCTTTTGCGTAGATTGAGCCAATAGCTGCTGAATCAAATGAGCATTCAAATTCTGCCTCATAGACTTCATCTGGCATCAAGTGTTTCGCTTCGTTTAATTCTAAATCCGATATAATGCCAGTCTCAGAACTTTTAAAAGTCTCAGCATACCATCCTTCTTGATGATTAGCATAATCGTATAAATCAAAGAATGCGTTATGTCCTTGAGGAGTGCCAATGGCAACCATCCATCCTTCTCTGTCTGATAAAGCAGGTCGGATAATTTCAGTCCATAATCGAGGTGGCATTTGTGCAACCTCATCTAAGATAACTCCATCAATATATAATCCACGAAGAGAATCTGGTCTCTCACATCCTAGAAGCTGTATTCTAGCTCCATTGGGTAAATCGGCTCTAAGCTCGGTTTCGTGATACTGAACATTTGGAAGAACACCAGTATATTCTTTCAAATAATCCCAAGCTGTCCTTTTCGCCATTGAATAGGTCGGTGCAAGGTAATAGTATCGTGGTCGAGGCAAAGTGTTTTGCATTGCCTTTTTTAAAATCTCGTTAATACAAAGAACAGTCTTGCCAAATCGTCTATGGCAGACAAGCACATTAAATCTTTTTAAATTATTGTGAACTGCCTTTTGATGTTTTCGTGGTTTGTAAGGTATGACAATTTTCACGCATCCTTACTTCCCTGCTCATTCAACACATCAGCCATTCTTTCGACATCTCTTGTCTTAACAACACCCTGACCTGCATTACCATCAAACTTGGCTTTATTATTCATGGCTTCCACTAATTCCTTAAAGGGATCATTAAATGGTTTTCTTCTAGTGTATTTTTTCTTATTTTTATTTACTCGCATTTTATATTTTGGTGTTCGTAATTCTTTGGCTATCGGATTTTGTTTGGTCATTTATTCTTGTCCTGGCAATATCAAAATAATCTTTGTCCTTTTCAATGCCGATAAAATTCCTGTTCAGGTTTTTACTGGCAACTCCAGTCGAGCCACTTCCCATTGTAAAATCCAGAACTGTATCGTTTTCGTTAGTGTAGGTTTTGATTAAGTATTCTAATAAAGCGACTGGTTTTTGTGTTGGGTGTAAAACTCCACTTCCAGAAACATTGTTGTATTTAATTAAATTATTAGGATAACCAGTAAAAGTTATTTTTTGAAAGTAATTTTTTTTTACACTTCCATAAACATCAGATGTTTTACCATCCAATCTTACTGTATTTCTATTTTGTTTATTTTTTTTAATTAAATTTTGTGGACTATATAAACATTGTTTTTTATAAAAAATACTTACTACCTCTATTTTTCTTAAAGGTTGTTTTTTAGCATTTAAAAAACCTGATGGTTTTGTTTTTTCCCAATACCAATCATACTTAAACCATTTAATGTTTGATGTTCGTAAATAAGAACTAAATGGCTCTGATCCGAATAAAGCTATACAACCATTATCTTTGATAATTCTTTTCAGCTCTTTCCACATCGGCTCAAAGGGAATAATGCTATCCCACTTACAAGCTGTCGTGCCATAAGGAATATCAGTTAAAATATGGTCTATACTTTTGTCTTTAAGTGTTGGCAGTATATCTAGGCAATCTCCTAAATACAGTTGTTCCATAATTTACTTTTTTGCTTTGGCTATAAAAACTCATAAGAAGTTTGTTTTGTGTTAAAGTTGGTAGTAATTATAATCCTCCAGACTCGATGGGGTGCTTGAATTATTTTTCCTGGAAACTCATACCCAATGATATATTTTTACCAGATATCAGCCATAAACTGATAG